GTGGAAGCCCTTGAAACCACCAGCCTCTCTGATGTCGCTCGTGACTACACACCGGGCCTGAAGAGTGCCAGCGGCAGCATGTCGGTGTTCTACTACGCAAATGCTCCCGTCCCCCTTCTGAGCAAGGTGGTGAAGGTCGGCGCAGCCACTGATGCCGATAAGGTCACCATCTCCCTGGGCTGGGGTGAGAAGGCCGTGAGCTTTACGGCGCTGCTGACCTCCGGCGAGCTGAGCTGCCAGGTAGGAGAGGTGATGCAGGCACAGGTCAGCTTCAGTGTCTGCGGTGACCTCAAGGGGGTGAAGCTGTGAGTGTGATCCTCGGACACCTCGGTCAGGTAGAGCTGCGCCGAAAAACAGGGGACAACCTCTACCGCAGCGTGGTGAACTCTTCTGACGTGAACCCTCAGAAGAATCGCTTTTCATTCGACTTCCCTACAGGGATGTTACTGACGGGTGACCTCCTTGAGATTAAAGCCACGGATGGTGGCGGGCTCGACTTTGTAGCGCCAAGCGGCTGGTTCGCGCCTGGCAAGTACCCAGATGGCAAGTGGTTCTGCCATGTGGATGGGGCGGGTGGGGTGAGCCTATACCTGCGTTTTGACGATGCTGTGAGCGGCGAAGTGGCTGGCCGTGTTGATTTACAGCTGCCAAGTAGGAATATCCCGATCGCCGTCCAGGTCCTCGACAACTTGGATCGGATCGTCGGCCAAGTGACCGACTTCCAACTCAATACCAGCAGAGATGCCGTCGATGTAACAGAGCTTGGCACCGAGTTCCGGCAGCAGTACAGCGCATTGATCAGTGGCAGTGGCCAGCTGAACTGTTTCTTCGATTACGAACGCCGTCGGTGCGACGAGACAAGCCGAGTCTCAAGTAACGTCATTGAAATGCCGGTGTACCTACACCAGCTGCTACTTCGTACTCAGCTAGGAAGTGGTTTTTGGGCAAAGTTGACGCTGGCAGGGCGCGGCCCGAAGCCGATGGGCTACAAGGAGGATATGGACGATGAGGTGTGGACGGAGTTCGACGCTTTGGTGACGAACGTGGCGATTGCGTTCGAGGCAACGCAGCCGGTGCGAACAACAATCGACTTTGTGACGACGGGTGAGATCAAGCTGCGCACCCGCATGGTCACGAACTTTATCGTGCAGGAGCAGGATGGCGTCAGTAGGCTCAGGACTGAGGAAATGACCGGCAATGGATTCCTCCTCCTTGAAGAAGGGCAGGAAGAGTAGGGGCGCCTACCCGACTCAGGCTGAGATTGCGGAAAGATTCGTCTATCGGGACGGCCACCTGTTCTGGAGAGAGGCTGGCTTCAAGCGAGACCTGGCCAAGCCAGTCGGGTGTCCGCCCAATCCTCTGAACGGCTACGTTCAGCTGAACTGGTATGGGGCGGCGGCGTCAGGCTTGGTCCGCCGGCCCTACGTTCACCGCCTCGTGTGGATTCTTCATCACGGCGCCGATCCTGAAACCATTGATCACATCAATAGGAACAGGGCCGACAACAGGATTGAGAACCTGAGAGACGTGAGCATGACCATGAACCACATGAACCGGGTGTCTCCGCGCCGCACTCATCAGGATCTTCCTGCCGGTGTTCACCTAGAGCCGAAGTCCAAGCGCAACCCCTACTCGGCCTCCCGTTGCGTGGCGAAAGGGGTCCGGGTCCACATCGGCATGTTCCCGACTGCCGAGGATGCCCACAGGGCCTACGTGGCCTTCAGCAAAGGCGCGGGCCTCCCAGTGTACGAAACCTAGAATCAAGGCAACAGCCGGGGCTGCGGCCGGAAGACATGGACCTCAGAATCTCAGAACTCCCGCCGCTTAAGGAAGAAGACCTGCAGGGCCTGGACCTACTGGCACTGGCCGATCTCAGTGCCAGTGAAACTAAGCGCCTGGACGCCAAGAGCTTCCTTGAGGCTGGCCTTCAGTTCATCGACGACGGCGCCATTAAGGGGGCCAAGCTGGTCCCCGATAGTGTCACTGCAAAGGAGATTGCCCCCGAGGCCATCACTGCTAGCGAGCTGGCTGACCAGGCGGTAGACACGGCCTCCATTCAAAATCTGGCTGTCACCGATGGCAAGATCGCCCCTGGCGTAGACGGCGCGAAGCTAACCGATGTCACGGTGACAGCGGCCAAGATCGCTCCTACCTCTTTCGACCGTGGACTGGACAAGGCCACTGGCTTGATTGGGCACACCAATGCCATCCCTGCCGGCAGCCGTAGCGGCATCACTTTTGATGGGCAGGGACATATCACAGCTCACCGAGCGCTGATCGGCAGTGATCTGCCGCCAGCCACGGATGCCGAGCTGGGTGGTGTCATGGTGCCGCAGGGTGGTGGCCTCCAGGTCAGCAACACTGGCGTGATCTCCCATAGCAATGCCGTTGCTGGCGCCACCCGTAGTGGCATCACCTACGACGCCCAGGGGCATGTCACCGCAGCGGTGCCTCTGGTGGGCACCGATCTGCCCAACGCGACAGACACCACGACTGGCGCGGTGATGGTGCCCAGCCTCTCGCTGCAGGTGCTTAATGGTGTGCTGCGGCACGTTGACAGTGGCGTCCTGACCGGGGTTTATACCAAGGTCCAGGTCAACGAGACGGGGCACGTCATTCAGGCTGGCGATTTGGTGCCGGCTGATATTCCCGGCCTTGATGCCAGCATTATCACCAGCGGGCAGTTCGGTTCAGAGCGACTGGCCATCAACAGCGTTACTGCGCAACAACTGGCGGATTACGGCATTGCCCACGTTCTCCAGAGTCGCCCCAAGGCTGAATTCGCAGGCCAATTTTGGATTAACCCGGTTGACCGTGCGGCCTACATCTGGGTGGGTGTGGTTGATGGCCCTGGCACGGTTGAAAACGGCTACTGGATGAGCCTGGGCTACGGCTCAGCCACTGATCAGAACGCCCGCCTTGGCGGCACCTACGACGCTGCCAACAACGTGGTGGAGAGCGTCAATCAGTATGGCAATGCGGCTGGTCTGGTGATTGGGCAGGCGTTGCCGGCACCGTCGCAGGCCAACAACGGGGTCTATCTGCTGACTACCAGCAACGGGGTTGGAACCACGCCTGCGCCTGTCGAAGCGCTGAGCATTGGCGATTGGGTGTTCTCCCTGGGCACCGGGCCGAACTGGATCAAGATCGGCATTATCAGCGGCCAGAGCGGAATCATCCGCGACGACGATGTATTGGTTGAGGGGGCGAACTTCAACCCGGCCATGCCCAGTGTGGCAAGTCAGTTTGATGCCAACACGTTGCTGTGGGCTTACGCCCAGCCTGCATCAGGGGCACTGAGAGGGACTGTCATGCCAAGTGAATCGGTGACTTGTGACGCGGCGGGGTTGATGGAAGTGAATGTGGTGGACGAAGGAACCTTCTAGGGGGCGAGCCGATGGCAACTGTCACCTATTCCACCGGTACGGCTTACTACCCGGGGCTGGTTACGAACGCCGGTGACCTGCCGCCCGGAGGAGCGCCCGGTCAAGTCCTCCTCAAGGCGGGCTACGCCGACTACGACTGCGTGTGGGCGACGCTCACCATCGAAGGCGACCTAGGCGATGGCTCAGGCGGCACCGGCACTGGTGGCGACATCGTGCTGGACAGCATCGCCCCGATTCGGGTTGCGACTAACGGCAACACGAGTGTCATCTCGATTGATGCGGCCAGCCAGCTGCGGCCTGGCTCTCTTTCTGCCGCTGACAAAAGGCGGCTCGATAACCTGCCCTGCACAATCAGCAGCACGCCACCAGCCACTGCTGGGCCAGGAGACTTTTGGTTCGATCCCACGCTTGGGCGCCTGCTCATCCTTTATCAGGACAAAGGTTCAACAGCGTGGATCGACGCCAGCCCCGATGGAGGGGGCGGCGGGACAAAAGAGGTCTACAGCGGGACAGTGCCGCCTGTTGGCGTGGCCCCTGACACCATTTGGTTCAACAGCTCGGATGGTTTCGGCTACCTGCTGTTTGACGATGGAAACAGTCAACAGTGGGTGCCGCTTGCTCCGCAGGGTGGCGGCCAGAATGAAGGCCAAGACGAAGGTTTCTACGGCGGTGCTTGATTTCCCTAACAACCCGCAACCCGGCGACACTTATACGTATGGGACGACCACATACACCTGGCAGCCGCCTCGCTGGACGGCTGTAAGCGCAGTGCAGGGACCGCCAGGACCGCAGGGACCACCGGGGCCGGTCGAGACGGACGAGGCTTTCTACGGTTAGGCAGGGGCATCGGAACCGCGATAGGCCGGCATATCAGAGCTAGTTAGAGTTGAGCTGAGATCTCACTCAACTCCTCATGGCGGCAAAGCCCTGGCAGTCAATTCGGAATCCAAACCCTGACCATCGCCCCGATCCAGCGGTGCTGGTTGATGGCCAAATTGCATTGAACACTGCTGGCGACTCGCCGGCCATCTACTTCAAAGATGCTGCCGGCGACCTAGCTAAGGCTGGTGCTGCTCAGGTTGGCACGACTGCTCCTAACGCCACCGCTGCAGGCTTCGCTGGCAATAGCAAAGGTGAGCAGTGGCTGGACGTTACCGATCCCGCCAAGCCTGTCCTGAAAATTTTTGACGGGACAGCCTGGGTAGCTGCTGCTTCCGATGCCACCCTGCCCATCGCTACCACCACCGTCTTGGGTGGTGTGAAGGTTGGCAGCGGCCTGGATGTGGCTGCCGATGGCACCTTGTCCACGGTGGTTGAGGTTCTGGAGCTGATGGGCTCCCTGGATCCCACCGTTGCCGCTCCGACGCTGACTGCAGCCGAGGCCGGCCACACCTATGTGGCCAACAAGACCGGCGT